GTCGAGACCACAGCGTCTGTCTGCCGCCTTGACTCGGGAAAGACTGAGCGCACACGGATGGGTGTAACCCACTCGCCAGCGTAATAGTCTCCACCGCAAGACTCCCGGAACTTTCCGTTCCAGAAAGACTTGGACCGATTTACCTTGAGGCCATAGGCCTCAAGACGGTCAGACAAGGACTGGGCCAATTCTACAGGGACGATCAAATCGTCCCCGTAGACGCGCACCAGGCCCTTCAGGATCTTACGATCCTGACGGGTAAACCGGCGCCCTTGGCTCTCTGCCCATACCTCGGCGATGATGGTAAGAAACACCATCGCTTCGATCGGAAAGCAGAGAGCCGAACCCATGGATGCGAACTTGACGATGGGTATAACCCCATGGTCAGGTACATCTGCATTCGTCGAGCGGCAACCCTGCACTGCTCCTGAAAGGAACGGTGTTCGGGAAAGAAGCCCGAGTACGAGCAGATTCGAGACACGATCGGATGCTTCGCTTAGATCAAGCGTAGCCAGAGTTCCTTTGAGGGAACCGAGACGAGCCAGCTCCTGATTAGGAAGCTGATCCGTGAAACCGATGAGCCATTTGAGGGAGTCATTCCTCTCTAGGCTCTCAACGAGTGGCTTCATGATAGCTTGCTGTGCATATTGCATGCACGTGGGCTCCATGGCAATCACTCGGGGTGTCTTGAGCGTCTTGGGGACGAGAGTGACCTTAACGGGTCTCTCATCCCCGGGTTCGAGGAACTCCATGTCGTTGAGGTCTTGCCAGTGACGCCAGTTGGGGAGTACATACTCTCCAGCTGGCATGTATGGTTCGAGTCTCAACGGCCACTGCGCTTGCTCGTACTTACCGTTTCCGGTGAGTGAGTCGGCAGTGCTTCCTGGACCGTGCTTAGGGACGAGAGTCCCTTCGTACAGTTCCTGTTCGACGTACGTGAGAACGTCGCCGAACAGTTCCCAGGCAGTTCGAACGAAGTCGGGGACAAGTCCCTGAATCTTCGGTTCGAATTGACGGAGTTCCTGCTCACACTCCAGGTACCGAATCACGGCAGATCTCTTGCGCTCATCAGAGCACTCGATTTCTATCTTCGCGAACGCATGGCAGAACTGCCGTACGCAGCGAATGGCCGTGATCGATGGTTCCTGAAGAAGGGAACCAGTACCTGGATTGAACACGAGACGAAGGAAACCTCCGAGGAATCGGGGGAGACCGCCTGTCTTGGCGAAGCCAAGAAACAGGTCGTCGTCGATCCTACCTAGCTCGAGACTTCTTTCGAAGTCTTTCCCAAAGGTAGGAAGGGTGATCGTGAGAAACGAATCACCTTCGTGTTCAACCCTCTCCGCGACAGTTTTAGCGTCGCGGAGGGTGCTAACCCCACACCACTTCCCGAGATCATCGAGAAGCACATGCGAGAACGCGGTCAGGCTTTTCACCAGACCTCCTTCCAATGGAGGTTCGTGGATCCTCAGCCATGTTCGAAGACTAGCTCGTGAGAGCTCGTCTACGACCCTTACCCCTCCGGGCGGAAGCCCAGAGGAGCAAGCCCGTTGTCGCGAGGCCAATTGGCACCGCGATCATGAACGCTACGACGACAAGTCCGAGAAGGACTGCGTCGATAGAGATCACGACTCTCCTCCGACCACCTTCGTGGTGTTGGCCATCGTGCTGGCGGTAAGCCAGTCCGAAAGGGCCTTCACGAGGGCGACCTGCTCAGCCACGGTGAACCCCTCAGGGGGGACATCGATGCCCATGTACGCAGTCGCCGAGAGGCGACGGTTCGTGGACGCGATGAGCGGATCAGCAGCGATCTTGTCCTGACGCAGGCGCACGGTCGTCCGGTTTCGCCGGCCGATGTTGTGCACCACGTCAAGCTTGATCGTGGAGTCCGGGGCGGAATAAACCGCCCCGGTTGTAGTAGTGCTGGTTCGCGGAAGCGACACAGCACTACCAGCGAGAGTGACGGACTGCGGGTCTGCGAGCATGGCAGCGACCTCGACTTTCGTGGACTATTCAGTTGTCCTCGAAGGGCCTACTCGGAGATACCGAATAGGGTTCTCCGCTTCATGAAGAAGCGGATGAGGTTGCACTCCGTGTCACTTACACACTAGTGACGGAGGCTGGGAGCTGAGCTTAAGCCCAGCGCCCCGAGGATGGCCCACTGCGTCGGATTCAAATCCGCCGTCTTGAGGCCAAACCCGAACGGTGACGCCCGGTATCGCCGCTTAGTTTCGCGGCGATATGTGGCTGAGACACTTGGGAAGTCCACACCGGAGGCCCGAAGGCCTTCGTAGGTAGACCACTGAGTGTCACTCGTGGTATGAACCATGAGATAGCCCCACCGGATGACAAGCTCGTCGCCTGATAGGCGGTCCGCATTGGAGATTGTATCTCCGATCGTTCCGTACCAGTCGATGAGCCATGACCATGGCGACAGCTGCCACAAGGCTTCAGGGTTTAACCTGGTGCCGAGTAGGTGATTCGCTCTCCGTTCGAACTCCTCTAGCTTTCCCGTTAGCCCTTTCGGGGTCGGGAAGTAGTAGGAATAACAACCGGAAAACCAGAGCTCGCGCTCTGTGCGATTCACCCTGCGCAGATATTGCCTCGCCTGGTTCGCATCGAAGATCCCCTTGGTATAACCAAGGAGAGCTCCGTTGAATCCCTGATCCATCCGACGTTCGTCGGTGGAAACAGTGATTGGGAACCGGAATCGACGACGGACATATCGTCCGTTGTCTCGCTCGAACTGTCGGATCAACGCGGAAGCGTTGAGAAGCGACTGAGTCGCTTTACGAACGTCCGAGATGATGGGAGCAATTCCGAACTGATAGTTGAGGAACTCCCCTCCGATATCCTGCACCTTGGCCTCATTTCTGAGGCCTCCGGTGACAGGATCATGTCGGAAGTAGCCCTCTCTATCAGTGAGGAGCTTGTGCCCGATCATCTGCGGAACATCCCTGAGTGTTTCCACCAGGGACGTACCGAGAGAAGCGCGAGGAGAGCCTGGTGCAGTAGCGTTAATAGCTTCTGCGCCCTTGGATAGCACGTCCAGATCCACCGGTAACGGTGGATACGGGTCCTTATGGACCCGCTCTACGCCAGCCGCATCTCTGCGGATGACGTCAGGTTCGTGCAGATTGGTCTTAGGGATCAAAGGACCCCTGAACCAATCGCCATAAGTCGAGTCCTTCCAGTAGAAATCCCAGTTGGAAAACCAACGGGACGTCTTGGAAGTCCAGAACTCGTGGCCCCTGTCATAAACAGGGTCATAGGAAGTCAGCCCGTTTCGGAAGATTCGGGCGTCGACTTCCATCCGGCTCTCAACGTTGTCCTGGTTTGACCAGGTATACGTCGTCTGCGAGGGAGGTACTTGGAGTCCATACTCAGACTCCATGGAGTAGTCGTAAGTCTGCCCGTTGAACGGAGAGAACTGACGCCAACCTCCAGGACTAGACACGGGAAGATCCCGTGCTTTCGTCAAGTACCCCATGATCATGCCAATCGTGTGTGTAGTAGTTGATCTTGTCAGAGCGTCATCCCGGCAATCCACTGGGGAGCCGGTAAGACGAGTGACAAGTGGCCGAGGAAGTAAACTTCCTTGGGGTTTGCACCACTTACGCC